TGGCTGTCGAGAGAACAAGACAAACCACATCCGGCACAAGGAAAGAGATATGCCAACCGAGACGAACAGATAGCAAACAGGATCAGCGAGGTGGATGCATGGAAACTGTAAATCTGACGGAAGAAGAATTCAAGTCATTAGCAAAGGGCATGAAAGCGGTATATCCTCAACCGACGTTCCTTCCGGATGAATGGGCTGCCAAGGTTTGGTATGGACTGCTGAAAGATATACCGCATCAGATTTTGAGCAATGCAATCCAAAAGCACATGATGACAAATCCATTTCCGCCAACCGTTGCAGATCTTCGAGCTGCTGCATCTGATTTTGTGGCGAAAACAGTAGAACCGGAAATGTCAGAACTGGAAGCTTGGGCACTGGTAAGAAAAGCTATCAGCAGATCCAGTTATTACGCGGAAGAGGAGTTTGCAAAGCTCCCGCCGGCTTGCCAGAAGGCAGTTGGAAGTGTGGAAAATCTAAGGGAATGGGCGACGATGAAAATGGACACGTTAGAGAGCATCGAACAGTCACATTTCATCAGAAATTACAGAGTCGTCCTGCAAAGAGAAAAAGACCTTGCAAAGCTTTCCCCTACCATCAGGGAACGGATTGAAGCGGCCAATCCTATGCCAGCGACTGAAAAGATAGAATCTTCTGAAAAGACGAAGGAGCCTTTTCGGATTCAGCAGAATGGTGCAGCGCATGATGTTCATACAGAACTTACTCTGGAGCAAGTGGAGTCACGAAACAGGATGTTGGAAGAAGCGAGGAGGCGGTTGTTTGGCGGTGAAGAAACGGTGTGAGATTATACAGGGGACTGAGAGCGAGTTTCTGGAGCTGTTCAAACAACTCTGTTATTCAAGAAGTTCATGGCAGGTATGGTCTGATTTGATTTCGGCAATATCATGCAGTATTAGCAATGCGGTAGACAGAAGCCCGGAGCACTATGAACGCAGGGAAAAAGAATTTTCGGAATGTATCAAACGGCTGGGTTCGGTGGAAATTCCGGCGAGGATGCTCGCAATAATAGTGATGGCCCTGGATACCAATCCGGAGCAGGACTTCCTGGGGAAGATGTACATGAATCTGAACCTGGGGAACCATTGGAAAGGCCAGTTTTTCACGCCATATGACGTATGTAAATGTATGTCAGAGATAACATGCGGAGATGTTGATCGTCAGATTGAAGAAAGTGGATACATATCAGTGGGTGATTCAGCCTGCGGCGCCGGAGCGACACTCATAGCGGCTGCAAACACAATGAAGCGGGCAAAGCATAATTTCCAGAATCATGTGCTATTTGTGGGACAGGACATAGACAGGATTACAGGAATGATGTGTTACATCCAGCTTTCACTACTTGGATGTGCCGGGTATGTATGCGTGGCGAACACGATAACCCATCCATTAACAGGACATCCACTATTTCCAAACGAGAATGCAGAGCAGGAATTGTGGTACACGCCAATGTTTCAGTCAAATGTGTGGGCTATCAGAAGAATGTTGAAATTAATGGAGCGTACTGGTGGAACCGCAACCACCGAAAAAACAGTGGAAAAAGAGCACTTTTATATGTTTTTCGATTTTAATGAACAGGAGGTACGGCATGAGCAGTGTGGATGATAAGAGCGAGAAAGTGATTCATTACCGCGTCAGAGGAGAAGCTTATAGCGAGGAGCATAAGAAAATTGTTGAGGAATATCAGAAGATCGATCACTCAGAAAAGGAAAATACTTTAGAAGTAGATGGAAACACGATTATGGTCCTGAATCGCGGTTTGATTACTGGATTCTACAATAAGCGCGGGGATACGTTGTTTGGCGTTGAAAATGAACGGTTAGAAGAGGAAAAATCAGAAGCCGACGAAGTGGATGCTGGAGAGCCAGAAAGCGCCATCGGAAAGGCGATCAGCGCGATCGAGAGACAGGCATTTGATGCAGCCATTGCGCCGGAAGCTGAAGAGTTGGTTCCACAAGCCGATGTGAAGGATGAAGAAACTCATTCCGCCGAGAAAGCCAATGCTGTCGATGTTAAGGTTCAAGCAAGACAGAAGTTGGAGCAAGAACTGAAGAACGCGAAAGATAATGCCTTTGCAGATCCGATTATTAAGTATCTTTTGAGTCGATGTGAAGAAGACGATGGACTGGCTGAAGATGTGGTACAGGAACATAAGAGCTGGAGCAAGTGTTTTGATTATATTTTTTCCAAAGCCAGAGAATCAGCAAAAGGATCCAGAAGCGCAGCTGTAAGGGATGATGTGGTATTTGAGTGGGCGGAGGATTATTTCCATAAAGACGATAAAGCAGAAAAGGCTGCCAAAACCAAGAAGACTGCCGATCAGAAAAAGGCTGCGACGAAAAATCAGAAACCAGTTTCTGGTAAGAAAAAGCCAGATAAACCGGAACCCAAGAAGACGGATACCGAGACTGATCATGCGGAAAAAGAAAAACCTGTGGAGAAAAAGGAATCTGCGAAGCCAAAGAGAAAAAGTAAGGATATGGAAGGACAGCTGGATCTGTTCTCTATGATGGGATTGTAGAGGGGGCGATTTTGTGGAAAAGAGGAAGTTGTCTGCGATACCGAGAGAAACTGCATCAGAAGATATGCTGAAAATGGCAGATAGTCTCGGCCCGGTGAAGCATATCGTTACTGCAAGCCTCGTTGAAGATGGAAAAATACTGGTCCTGTATTTCTATGAGAATGAGAGACTCAAAAAGGGAAATACAGAACCAGCACTTCGGACATTCATGTCTGCTGATGATTATATCACGCAGGATCTGAGCGTGTCAAAAGTAAAGTGGTTGACTGCGTCATTTTATTCAATGGAAAATGTGGACTTTTTTAAGTCACGCTGGAACTATCACAAGAATGATTATGACCGCACTTTGCTTTTGAAAGTGCGATCGGATGATGAATTGAATCTGATCAATGAATTCTTTAAGAATTATGTCAGAAAAACAGACGAGTATGCTCCATGGACTGCGATATTCAGATTTCAGGAAGAGGTGCTGTCAAAACGTCTGGATGCCAAGCACAAGAAGGAGACAGATGTCATTGATGCTGTGATGGATCCGATCAAGGAAGCACCGCATGAGTTCTTTGATTGGGTGTGGAATGTAGGAATGAGCTTCAGCCGGTATCTTATCTATAGAGAGGTTGAGAAGGGAATGGCGGAATGCCAGTGTACGCATTGTAAAAAAATTGGAATTGTGGACCGAAATGCGATCCGCCTCAGAAACAACGAAAAAGGTACGTGCCCTTTCTGCGGAAGCAGAGTGACATTTAAGGCGAGGGGAAGGATGGCATCACAGAGAACAGATGAGAGATATTTTGCCTATGTAGATCCTACATCGGACGGTTTTATTCTCAGATATTTCCATGCATGCAGGACTCTTAGAAATGATAGCCGCTTGGAAGGGTTAAGCGAAAAAAGCCCTGTACGAGAATACATACACGAGGACTGCAGGGCGATTTATACATTTCCGGAAGGAAAGCCGAAATGCGATTCCTATGAATGGGGCGTATACAAACAAAGAGGTCCTATGAGGTGGTGTCCGGATCAGGGAAGAATCGCCTGCATGCAATGCATCTTGTATCCGGAAAACCTTCCGGCGGCATGGAAACACACTCCGATGAAATACTCCGCTCTTGAATATCTGTCCAGAAATATTCCGACGGAAAGCTGCCAATACGAAAGAGGCATAAAAGTATATATGGATTTCCCAAAGCTCGAATGGCTTTGCAAAATGGGATTGAATCAGCTTGCTAAGTTGATTATCGCGAAAGATTATTACGGAAGCACTGGAAAGCTGAATTTGAAGGGAAACACCATCTACGAGATCCTTGGATTGAACAAGGTAAATACCAGAATTTTGCAGGAGATTGACGGGAATGCAGATTGTTTGAGACTCTTACAGGTGGCCCAGCAGATTGGTATTCAGTTTAAATCGGAGCAGCTGAAAGAATACTATGAAACATTTGGATGCAATACAGACCTGATCAAAAGTACGAATCGAAAGGTGTCATTGCACAAACTGGTGAAGTACATTTCTAAAGAGAGTGTAAACTATCCAATTGGCGAAAGAGGCGGTTGCTGGATGTATTCGTATAATCGCTATAGAGAGCGGGAAGATCCGCGCGATGAACGGAAACGAAATATGGCTCATGACTGGTTGGAGTACCTTGGATGGTGCGGAGCACTGAAATATGATTTGGACAATATGTTCATCTATATGCCTAAGAACTTCAAAAAAGTGCACGACCGGACTGCTCAGGAATATCAGGAGTTGCAAGACAGAAAAAAGGCTGAAGAGAAGCGGCGCCGGGAAGCTTTGGCGAAGAAATGCATGGAAGAAATGAAGAAGTACATGGAAGAAATCTTTGATACGAATGATGGCTCAGATGCATTTTCGATTAAAGGAAAAGGTCTGGTTCTGGTAGTCCCAAAGAATGGCGATGAAATAAGGGCAGAAGGAGCAGCACTGCATCATTGTGTCGGGAGCTATGTTGAAAGCGTTGCGAAGGGAAAAACAAGCATCTTTTTTGTCCGCAAGGCCGCGGAACCGGACAAACCGTACTTCACCATGGAGTTTAGGGATAACAGAATCATCCAGTGCAGAGGATCTCATAACTGCGGGATGCCGGCAGAGGTAGAAGCTTTTGTAAAAGTATTCGAGAAAAAGATGCAAGATGCGGCATCTGCGCGGACAGAAGAGAAAACACACAGAAAGGCGGGGTAGTACATGACAGAACAGAAGCGATATCGGATATACAGCAGGCTCGGGAAAATCAATGACGAGGATAGAAACAGTATGGTTTGTCTTCTGGCAAAGGCCGGCTACGCTGTACGTATTGGAAAAGAAAGACCTGGAAATAAGGGACAGACACAGTATTTTGTAGAGTATTGGGAGGAAGCGGAAAAATGAACAGAAGCAAAATAGAGTGGTGTGATCACACCTGGAATCCCATTACAGGTTGCCGTCATGAATGTGAATATTGCTACGCAAGACGGATGACAGCAAGATTCGCTGGAGATGTAAGATTAAATAAGATGGCAAAGAAGGACTATTCGATGGTCTTGGCAGCAGACGGAGGTTCGGATATTTACGTGCTTGACAAGCCTATGTTGAACGAAACTGGAAACGCTCTGGTTTATCCATTTGGATTTGAACCCACCCTGCATCGCTATCGGATGGACATTCCGAAAAAACTGAAAATGGGAAATAACATCTTCGTTGGGGCAATGGCTGATATTTTTGGGACGTGGGTACCGGATGAATGGATCTCTGAGGTGATGCAGGTATGCGAGGAAAACCCTATACATAATTATCTGTTCCTCACAAAAAATCCGGAAAGGTATCAGAGGCTTAATCTCCCTGATAAACAGAATATGTGGTATGGCACCTCGATCACGAATGAGGCAGACATTGACAGGTTGAATTATCTTCCAGCAGGACATAAAACATTCGTCAGCATAGAGCCGCTTTTGGCAGACATAAAGGCACGGGATTATGTGAATATGTTCAAAGATAAAGTCAATTGGATCATCATCGGTGCAGAAACGGGAAGGAGCAAAGGAAAGGTTGCCCCGAGCTTTGAATGGGTCAAGGATATAGTCCTGATGGCAGATGAGGCAGAAATACCGGTCTTTATGAAAGAAAGCCTCGTGCCGATCGTTGAAGAAGCAAGGATGCGCCGGGCATACCCAGAGCAGCTGCGGCATTCAGAGATCAGTCCTAAAATGAAGCAGAAGCTGTATGATGTATGCTCCGAATGCAAGGCACATTTGAAGAAGAGCGACATGATAACTCTTCTTGCGAGGTCTGAGAGAGGTGAACAGCCCAAGCAGTTTGGATTCATGTGTAAAAAATGCTTCTGCGAATTTTGCAAAAATCTGGGATTGGAAGCTCCTGCATTGAGCAAGTTAATCGAAAATGCGGATATCAGCATTACATTGGAATCGTCAGGAGAGGATGAAAATGAATAAAAATCCGTATTTCCATAATGGCGAAGGGTATTTTGATGGAACTGCAGGAGCAGCTCTTGAAAGAGTAGCACATGATGAACATATGAAGGAGAGGGGAAATAGCATGGCAAAAAAGAGAAACTGCCGGAGAACTCCGGATGAGAATAAGATTCATGAGAAGGCTGTAAAGATGAGAAAAATGACGGACGATCAGTTGGTCGATTACGTTGAAAACCGGGTTGCAAAAGCGCATAGCGAAGGATTCAACAAAGGAAAAAGGCAGGCATCAAAGAACCGGACATTCAAAACCGAAGAAGTCCTTGCGGAAATTGGAGATATAAAGGGAATCGGAGCAGCCAGACTACAGACCATTCGTGAGATCATTGATAAGCATCTGGAGGTGTGCGTCGGTGATTAAAAAATTTACTGTTATAGGTGAACCAAAGGGGAAGGGAAGACCTCGGTTTAATCCGTATGCTCGGAAGTCCAGACCAAGGACACCAGAGGATACACTGATATATGAAAACAGGATCGGTTGGGAGTATCGACAACAATGCGTAGAAGCATTTCCTGATAATACTCCCGTCAAAATGAGTATCCACGCATATTATGCCATTCCGAAGAGTGAGAGCAAAAAGAGGAAACTGCTGACGGAATCCGGAAAAATGCGTCCGACAAAGAAGCCGGACATTGATAACGTGGTGAAAGTATTTGCAGATGCGCTTAATGGAGTTGCATACCATGATGACACACAGATCGTCTCGCTTACGTGCGAAAAATATTATTCTTATGAGCCTCGCGTGGAAGTGAGACTCGAGAGCATAGAAGGAGGTAATGCGGATGTTGATCCGAAAAATGGAACTGGCCCAGAAGATCAGTAAACTTAAGAGCGTGGTACCAAAGAAAAGCACCACACCGGTTTTACAGGGAATTTTGGTGCGTGATGGTTATTTAATTGCCAACAACATGGAACTGACAGTCAAGGCGAAGATAGAAGGTGCAGATGGTGAGACTTTCATCATCCCTGCAAAAGCATTGGACCTGATCAGCAATCTTCCGGATGGGGAGATTGAGATTACTGCCGGAAGCGATAATACCATCGTCATTAAAGCTGAGAAGATCAAAAATAAGTACCAGACCATGGATCCCAGTACCTTCCCGTTGAGTGATGATCAGAATGTTGGCGGGGATGAAATTACAATCAAGAGCAACGTCCTTCTGGAATCCATGAAAAGAGTATCCTATGCTATACCGGCGCAAAACTCCAATCATGTTATGACTGCTATGTGCCTGGAAGCTGCCGAAGGAACTCTGAATTTTGTTGGTCTTGATGGTCATGTTCTTGCTTGGGACAAGGTGGATTATGACGGAACATTTACGCTCCTTATTCCGAAGGCAACAGTAGAGAAGATATTGTCTCTTGGAATCAGTGGTGATGTTTCCATTCGTCACAGCGTTACCAGTGCAGTATTTGTCACAGATGATTATGAAATCTATACCAGGCTTATCAATGGAGAATATTTTAAGTACCAGAAAATGTTCAATGAACTGCCGCTACACACAGTCGTAACCAGAAATGAGCTTCTGGATGCCATGATCAGAGCAAAGATGTGTACGGATGATCAGAGCCCGGCCCGATTTGAGCTTTCGGGATCATTGCTGAATATCAGCATTAAAGATCTTACCACCGATTATCAGGAAACGATCACTCTGCAGGAAGCTATGCAAAGTGACGTTGTGATCGGTTTCAACTCGAGACTGGTTATCGAAACACTGAAAGCCTTTGATTGTGAGAATGTCGGGATTCAACTAGCCGGAGGAAAGCAGCCGATGATTGTTGAGGCCGAAGACAGTGATTTCAGAGCAATCGTACTTCCGGTGGCGATGAGATAGGGGGGAAAATGGAAACATGTCCAAAATGTGGTAAGCGTTTTGAAAGGCTGCTGGCATTATCCAGAGCGGATAATAAGACAATGATTTGTGATTCTTGCGGAGTGATGGAGGCACTGAACAGCGTCCCGGCAGGACACATGACACCACAGCAGAGAACCAGAGCGAACGTAATGGCAACAGGGAATAGGTGGGCTATTGAGAACTTCAATGCTACACATAATTGATATTTCAGAGAAAGGAGAATGTATGATGAAATTGGGAGATTACAGCAATAACAGAAGTATCATAGTTCGGATCCGTCAGCTTAGATGTCAGCATCGCATCAAAAAACAGTATGATCCGGTAATTGGCTGCTATGTATTTAGCTGTGTATTATGCGATAAAAAATTCAGGAGGGCGTAGGCATGAAGGGGTGTGGAGAAAATATTCGCAATGCGGTTTTGACAATTCGCAATGAGCTTTTGAAGAAAGAGGATTTATACGATGGATTCTTGGCTAGCATCAAAAGTGCGTTGGATGAGATCCCGACCGGAGAGTGTGGCACGGATGAACTGGCAAAACACATTTTAGGACGTATTGTAGGAGAGAATGAAGAAAAGTAAGAGTTTATATTTAGGCTTTAAATTATTGAAAGGGATAAAACGAGGAAAAATACGGATAAGTTCTTGATCTATCAATTGATAGATCAAGAGCATGCCACAAAAATTAAGATTCGGAGGAAATGATGAAGTTTAAAAATTTTATGAGATTGTATGACGACTGGAATGGCGTCACAAGAGTAAACGACGACAATCTCGATGTAATTGTTGAGGATATCACGTATATCATCATGGATACCAGAAAAGATCTTTTCGAAAAAGAAGTTATTTCGTTTGGGTTTTATGATGGTATTTTCACGGTACGCATTAAGTGATTAATTAAGGTTTTTAGTCATTAAAATAGACCTAGAAAGTCATAGAAACTGAAATTAAAACTTGATAGAGGTGTGATACATGAGACATAAAATGGGTAATTCCCCAAAGTGCTATGAATGCCGGTTTTATCAGGAAAAAACTGAAGGCGAGAAACTGCGGCTTTCTTGTGATGGCTGGTGCACTAACAAAAAAGCACAGGGAATAAATGGTCATAAACCAATCAAAGAGCTTGATCGCATACAGGTGGCGCGGAATGATTGTTGCGGATTATGGGTTGATGCCGAATCTGGTCATACAAAATTCGAAGTTATGACCGGATATAAGGAGCCTTACGATGGTACTAAAATTAAGAATTGAGTTTTTGATTGAATATTCAATCGAGGCTCAATTGAGATTCAATTAATGTTTAC